TCGTTACTTTGAAAACAAAGTTTTCAATCTCAATATTTTGGCTTGAATATTCAGTATTCTCTACATATAGGTAAGGATAAAGAACTATAAGCGTTGCTGTTCGGTTACCATTGTAATCTATTGACAAGTCTACTATGCAATCTTCTTTCTCAAATATATTTTTAGCTAAGGTTCCTACTTCTTGTATTACCATAATCTTGTATAATTATATTCTGGTTTACCTTTATCATTTTCTTTCTTAATGATTTCAAGGCACAAGTCGTATAAATTATCAGGGAGTGATTCTGAAAACAAATCATTTTGCTCCCCTTTAATTAATTGATTTAGCTTATCAAATATTATGAGTTCATATTCATTAATAAATTCCTGCATTGAGCTTGCTCGGATTTACTTTAATGAAAACTTCATTATTAACTGCAGACAAAGAAAGGTCTGTACTAGGATAAACTGTTTCACCAATCCTGTCACCTCTTCTAAAAGTAAAGTTACATCCTTCAGGACATAGGTCATCATAGTTATTATACTTGGCTAGTTCTTCTAAAGCACTAGACAAAGTAGTGAAGTCACCTTCTACAGTTTTTGTTAGGTTTTTGTTGCTGTTCTTTACGTGTACTATCATAATACTTCCTCGTTTTTTATTTCTATTATTTCTGTTTCTATACTTAATTTTCTCATATTATCCATTGCTTCATCAAAAGATAAATTATTTATGCTATACAATATGAAGCCATCCATAACGTATTCCCATGACCTGTGTATATATGTCATAGGAATCTCTTTATGATGGTCATATTTAGTGCAATGCAGTAACATTGATTGTATAATAGGCTTACCATTTTTATCAATGTGTACATACAAATTAAAATCACCTGTACCTCTCGTATCTTTTATGAACTTAAATTTTTCATGTTCTGATAGTTCGATACAGGAATGATTTACAATCCATCTGAAATATCTTATCAGTAATTGATAAAATATATTATTCAGGAAGTTCTTCATGGAAAAACTGTTCCATTAAACTTATAATATCATTCATTTTGCTTTGTATTGTTCGCATTCTACTTGATATATCTAAAAGTAATTGTACATTACCATCTATAGAGGCTACATTAAAAGAATTACTTGCAACTGAGTATGCACGTTTCTGTTCTTCAAATTGTATCCTAAGGTCACTTCTAAAAGCTTCAGCTTTATATTTTAGCTCTATTGAATTATCATCTTGCGAATGATGCTGTTCTAGTGCTTTGTAGTATTTTGATTTTTTAATATCAGACATGTTTTCCTTTTGTTTTAATTAATGATGTTACGTGATTACATATGCTTTGCGTTTGTCCGTTGATTCCAAAATATATAAGCCACTCTATTTCATCATAGGTGCTATTGGATTCATGAAGGACATACAGTATGTAATCTGTTATTTGTTGTTTTGTTAGAGTTGGTTCTTCCATCTCGTTGATTTATGTTATAGTTATAAATAAGCATATAGGCTTTCACACCTATATACTTTCATTATGGAATCAATCAATATCGGTTAGCGCTTTAGTATTATTTTATCTTTATATACATCAGGCATATACATTTGTAGTACCTGTTGTATAGACATTATTTCGTTAGCTCTTCCATAATCTTTTGTGAATAGATCATGTATGTTTTCAATTACTTCTCTTGACTGTTCTTGTTCCTCATTATATTTGTTGATATGTTGTTCTGTTTTTGGCATAATATTTTGTATTTAGTTTTCGTATGATTTTAATATTGCGTCACATTCGTATTCATATTGTTTATCTACTACAAACTTTATTAAGACAGTAGCAAACAATCCAATAAGTATACTCATAACAAGACCATGTAAACCTTGTCCTGTTATTGCAAGCTTCACAGTAAACACCATGATGCATAGAACTGAGATAGCTAGACCGCTTAACAGAAATCTGTAAACTCTTTCTAGCGTTCTTATTCTTCTTTTTATTATGTGCATTCGTATATCTTTTTTAGTCATTGTACTCGTTGATTGTGTTAGTTATGAAACGGATTGATTTTAAATCTCTTTCCAAAAAAATAAGACAAGTACGATTAGTACTTGACATTTCTTAAAACCATGATAGGAAGACATGCTATTATCTAGCACGTACTCCCTATTATACATGGATTTACCTATTACTTGTAAGCGGACATTATTCTATCCATTACAACTTCATCCTCTTCTACCTCAACTGGGTTCATGAGAATCTGAGCTACATATTGTCTACCATTGCTGGATATCTTTGTTATAGCTTTCCCACCAAACTCGTGAGTCATATGCATACTCTTGAGCATCTCCAAGCCTTGTTCTGCCTCCTCTTCTGAGTTGGCTACACACTGTATGAAGCCTGATTTAGCGTCATGTCTATCTCGAAGAAACTGAGCTAAAGGTACAGGTAGCGGTTCGTTCTTTACTGGGTTAAGGTATCGGTTCTTGGTGAATTCCAAGTACTGGTCATAGGTACTGGGGCCTGGCTTACTGCTGTTGATTGTGGTCAATCGGGCGCCGTTGTTAGTGGTTATGCTTATTGAAAGTGAATTTAAATTTGGCATTGTATTATTACTTAGATTAAGGTTGAAGCCCGAAAAATTCAGGCCGTGGCACTATTTCTCAACTAAAAGTCTAGCCTATAGTACCGTGACGAGCATGGTGGTATTGTAGTTTATCATGTAAATACATTGGATAACAATTTTTGCATATACACTTATTTTTGTATATATTTGTGCCATAATATTTACGTGTTATAGATTTATTTCTCTCTCATACTTATTTGTATTGTTTTCATCATTGATACCGTTAGTGACTTGACGGTATCTTTTTTTTTGTATATACTTTGTTTGTTGACACGATTGAAAACGTTGCCAGGTAATAGTTGACCCAAGCAGATGAGAATCCATAGTATCAAGGCCTCGCAACATGACATAATTGGGGAATCCTACCCAGACCAAACAATTATGATCACCTTATTGGTTGTAGGTTAGACCAACATTACTAATAATTGTCGACTGAGAGGAAAAAAACACCTCTAATGGCTTTTTTATATCTAAAAGTCAGTATAATGACTAATAGTTATGACTATTTGTTATTAATACTTATTGTATTTAGATTTATTCAATAGCGTTGGTGCTCTGCCAAGGGGCGCCGCACCTAATTATTAATTAAATAACATATCATGAATGAAATGAATAAGATTTTTCTTGATTTTATTGAAAAGACTCAAGAAGAAATAAGCTTGTTTGTTAACAACAACAACCATAATGGAGAAAAAATTAAAATAGAAGTATTAAAGGCAGCAAAAATACTGCATGAAGCTTATCAAGAAATAGAATCCAAGCAGAAAAAGTCAACTAAATCTAAGAAAACTACTAAAAAGACTTAGTTTTGGATACAATCAACAGGAAATTTAGAAAAAAAAATATTTCTTGTAATATATATACCCCAGATGAAGTAAAGGAGATGCGTAAACAAGGCATTTCTTTTACTTATTGGCAAGATTCCAGGAAACCTGACCAATGGATCATAGATGATGCTGGATTTGGGTGTAAAACGCTTGATGTTAAGGGCCCTTACGGCCCGAAAGGAAAACCAAGTACTAGGTATTTGGTATATTTTCCATATACAAGAGAATTTAGTCCTACTAAAAAGATTATTGACTACAATAATTACAAAGGATCTAAAGATTATTACGGAAATAAAAAAGAAGACTGGGTAGATAAAGAAAAACGCAAAAACAGAACCAAAGAGGCTATTGGATTGTACGCTTCTGTAATGCTTGAAAAAGGAAGGGCTACAGAAAGTGACCTTGAAACAATTGGAAAAATCTATAGGCCTGACCAAGAAAACCCAAAACTTACATTTAAACGATTACTTAAGAACCATAAAATTAAAATGATGGTAGCAGAAGAACTAAAAAAATTACTTAGTGATCATGGAGTCACAGAAGGCGAAGTTATATCTAATTATAAGAGTATATTAGAGCAAGCTTTTGCTTCTAGACAATATGGTGTAGCAAAAAACGTAAATGATACGTTTGCTAAAATGCTTCATATGGATGGAGGAACCGTTCCTAATAAACCATCTTTAAATGGAGCTGCAGAGGATGATGATTTAATGGCATTATTGCCTAAAGATATTGATTCTGATGATATAGAAGATTCTGAATATATAATAGACGAAGAGGAGTCATATGAATCAGAGATTAAAACAGAGTATTAACGATAATAAGTCTTGCTATAGTTGTTATTACTTTCATAGGTCAAGCACTCGTTTTGATGACGATTATCAATGCATGAATCCTAAAGCAAGAAAAGAATTGAAGAAAAGAGGGTATGACTCTATACCTGATGCAGTTCTTATTCATGGATGTAGTTTTTATTTGCATAAAGATAGCGAGCCAGAAAAAGAAGAAAAAGAAGAAAAAAATAAACAAACAAAGTTTTTTTAATGAGTGCTAGAGAAAAGCTAATGGACCAATTTTCAAAAGATATTTTATTTTTTGGAAAAGTTATACGACCAAAAATATTTGAAGTGCAATCTCCTGGCTTTCATAGAGAAATAGCAGCTCATCTTAGAAGGGAAAAGTATCAATTTTTAAATATTATAGCCCCAAGAGGATTTGCTAAGAGTACAGTTGTAGCTTTTATGTATGTTTTGTGGCACATGTTTGTGGAAGACTATGCTAACAAAAGAAAACAACAGCCCAAGGTAGTAGTATTGGTGTCTAAATCTAGACCTCACTCTATAAATTTGTTGTCTACTATAAAAAATGCTTTGGAGCACAGCGTAAATTTAAAACGAATATTTGGTTATTGGGGTGAGCATTCTGCCAAAATATGGCGAGAGGACATGGTAGTACTAAAAAATGGCACTACTATTGTTTGTAGAGGCATGGGTACGCAGATACGGGGGATTAATGTAAACTCTATGAGGCCTACATTAGTGGTTCTTGATGATGCAGAAGATGAAGAAAATACCAAAACAGATCTAGCTATAGACAGAAACCGTAAATGGTTTCTACAAGCGCTAGTGCCTATGATAAAAAGAACGCACCCTAGAGGCAGAATAGTAAATATAGGCACACCACAGCATCAATCTTGTTTGGTGTTTACGTTAAAGGGTATGCCTAAAATGTGGAAGACGCTTCATTATAGTGCTTTAATAGAAAAAGAAGGTCAAAAGCCTGTTTCTATATGGCCAGAAATGATGAGTGTAAAAGACCTTCTAACATTAAAAGAAGAAATGGAAAAGATTGGCAAGTCATCTTCTTTTTACAGAGAGTATATGTGTCAGGTAGTAGGTGACAATGATAGCCTTGTTACTTCTAATCAGCTTAGGTTTTGGGATGGAACAGTAGATAAAACCCCAGGTGGTAGATGGTTGCTTAACGTAACCCACAGAGGCGCTACGGGAGAAGAAAAATTACAAAATCCACTATCTGTTCCTGTGTTTGTATTTATGGGAGTAGACCCTGCTTCTACTTTATCTACAAGAAGTGACTTTAGTGTTATATTTGTTATTGGTGTTGATTCTGATAAAAACATTTATTGTTTAGAATATTTTAGAAAAAGAGTAAAACCAATGCAGCTTACTCATTCTATCATAGATATGTTTGAAAAATGGAGGCCAGAAAGAACACGAATAGAAAGCGTTGGTTATCAAGACATGATTAGAGATTATCTTCGCTCTGAATACAAAGAATATATTCCTGGTTTAGAAATAAAACATAATCCCAGAACATCTAAATCACACCGACTTGAGGGCCTTCAACCTAAATTTGCTAGAAACAAAGTTTTTTTAAGAAACGATATGCATGAGTTTTGGGATGAATTAGTATTATATCCTAGAGCGGCGCATGATGATACTCTCGATGGTTTTTATTATGCTCAATTAAAATCTTATGGACCTACAATTGAGCCATCTTATGTGGAAAGACAAAACATAACAGATGATTTAAAACACTATGATTTTTATCAGAAAGAAGAAGAATTAAATAGTGATGATTGGCTTCTTGCTTAATAATAAAAAAATGTTGTAATTTCAAGCATGCATACAGAAAAAAGATCGGGTACTTACGGATACAGCAAAGATCATCCAGAACTTTTCAATGAAGAGCTATGGAGGGAGTATAGCTCAGCTCAGTCAGAGTGGAAAGAGGGTGCAGACGAAAACGAAATGTTTGCAGCTGGGGTTCAATGGACTCAGAATCAAATAGATTTACTTAAAAAAAGAGGTCAAGGCGCCGTAGTTGTAAATGCTATTACATGGGCTACTGAGCAGTTAAAAGCAATGCTTACCGCTAATAAACCTAGATTTTCTGCTACAGCAAGAGAAGATTCTGACAGGAAGATGGCTGCTGTATTTACTAGTCTTATGTCTTATATGTGGGATATGTCCGATGGTAATTCCGAGCTAAAACAATCTATACAGGATTATGCTATAATGGGAAGGGGGGTTTTGTATGCCTATGTTAATCCTTACGAAAATAGCGGTAGAGGAGAAGTAAAATTTAAAAGCATTGATCCAAGAGATGTGTACCCAGACCCTAATGCAAGGGATTATTTGTGGAGAGATGCCGCACACTGCTTATTGCTTTCTTATAAAACAGAAGATCAAATACTAAATATGTATCCAGATTTTGATCTTACAGGAGCACTACCTCATGATGAAGAAAGAACTAATGATTCAGAAAGAATACCACAGCAAAATCAAGTTTTTTCTGGAGATATACAGGATGCCAATGTAAGTATTTATAGAATAATAGATAGGTACAGTAAAGAGCAGGTAGAAGTTCATCATATCATGGACCCCTACGCTAATGAAGAGTATGAATATAATAATGAAGAGTACAAAGAATATATAACTAAACCAGCAATCAATGTTGCTGGAACTATAATGACTGAAGATTCTGAGGTTAAAAACTTTTTAACAACAGTAAATTCTACTGGGCAGCTTGAAATGTTAAGTGAAAATAATTACTTGCATACCCCAGACCCTCAGATGAATCCAGAAACAGGAGAAATGGTTGAAATTAATCCTGTTATGTTTACTGTAATGAATATAGAAGATCTGATAGAAAACAAAACCATTGCTCATAGAAAGATAATGGTAAGTAGAATATATCAGTGCATAACAATTGGCGATAAGCACTTATGGAGTGGATACTTGCCTACAGAGCATTATCCTATAATACCAATAAATAACATGTGGAATAGGACTCCTTATCCTACTTCTGATGTTTCTATGGTAAGAAGCTTGCAAGAAATGATAAACAAACTAAATAGTTTAATTGTTGCAAACGCAGCTTCTTCTACTAATCAAAAAATATTATTACCTAGGGGTGCTCAAGATAAATCTAGAATAGAAGCTGAGCTTAACAAGTCTGGTTCTACTGTTATTGAATATGATGCCGATATAGGTGCTCCTGTTATATTTGGTGCACAATCATTTCCTAATGCATTATTTAGCCAAGTACAAATGTATGTTCAAATGATAGAACGACAATTTGGTATTTATGCTATTATGCAGGGTGACGCATCGGTGGCACCCCAGACATTTAAAGGTACAATAGCTTTAGATGAATTTGGTCAGCGCAGAGTAAAAAGTAAAAAAGATGATGTAGAGTCTAGTCTTAATCAACTTGCAAAAGTTTTAATTGACTATGCAAGAAGTGTCT